TCAAAAGACCGATTTTACGAAAATCATTTGTAGTTGTAAATGCTCCAGATTCATCTTGTGTCAACTTAGAATTAACCATGACAAAATATCCACCCAATTCTGAAACTGGATCATATCCATGACCTCCTTTTGGTGGAATTATTGGTGTGATCGCTGCACCTGCTCCTGCCCCAGTTCCTTGTTGCAATACATTAAGAGTTGCAGTTGTAAATCCACTTCCACCATCAACTACTGTTGTCCCTCCAACTGAGTTTGCAGCTGAACTGTTTGCAGTAAGAACTATTTCCTGACCTGAACCATCACCAATTCTCTGTGCAAAAGGTGCTACGTTTGCAGTAAGTGAACCAGACAGTGTTACTCCTAAAGTAGAATCAAGTGTTAATGTCATTTGTGAAGTTCCAGAATTGTAAGCACTATCTGTAACTTTTCTCACATATGATGATCCACTATAAGTAAAATATACTGAGGAATTGTTATAATAATCGTTTGTTGTGAGAGTTGGTGAAGACAAAACAAGAGTTGTTCCTGTTCCAGATGCAATTGAAATATTGTTTTCAAAATGATAACTTGCACCATCATTTGAAATGACAAATACATCTAACGCTCCATCTACTGCATTGAATTCAATTGTCGCTTGGTCTGAACCATCATTCTTTGTTCCAGAAGAACCAAGTCCTCCTGCGGTTCCTGTGTTTCCAAGTGCATTTGCATCTCTAATTTGTTTGACAGGAATATAACCCGATGTTACAAACTTGAGTGAATCAGCGGCAGAAATTGAATACATATATTTCCACACGTATCCGTCACCAAGTGCAGCAGGAGCTCCTGCGGTTGTTGATGTTGCTGTTGGTTCTACTGTAGATGGTCTTGGAACACCAGCTTCTGTTTTGTTATTATGCAAACATTTGTAAACATTGAAATTACTGTTCATCACATACATTGGATATAAAGTTCCACTTCCAGTGCTTAATGTTTGACCCGATCTTTCAGCAAGAAGATTTGTCATTGTCTCTGTGTGGTCATACATTGCGTAATGTCTACCAGAAGTCCAATTATGTCGTGTGACAACGTGACTTACATCTGAGGAAGCAACTTTCTTGGCCGCAATCATGTCCTTCCAATGAGTGTAAGATGTATTTGCTGTTGTATCAGACGATGGATTAGCAGCAGTTGCAGGATTGGGTACATTCGTATCACTGAAAGAACCAGACCATGCATTTGATCTACCAATAAAAAGGTAAACCTGAGTGTTTAACAAGTTTTGAGCATCTGTTACAGATGTACCTCCGAACAATTCAGTTTCATCGAACATTTCTTTGAATTGTTTCGCATTATGAATTCTAAAATTTTGTGTTACTAGTGCGGCCACTTTCTTTCTCCTAAAGTTTATTCAATATTATTTATACAGAAACTCTTTGGTCTGCTAAATGTCCTGCATACAAAAACCCATTATTTGAGTCGTATGGATGTGATTTATAATCGAATGGTTCATCAAATGTTATGATACCATTTACTGATCCTGTTTCTTCTAACAAAATACCACTACTGTCTTCAAAAATTATTTTGTCATCTGCAATATCATCTTCATCAGTAATGAATCCACCAAAAACAGTTTGTTGTTGTGCTTCTGTCATGGTAATTTTAACACCAGTATCAATTAAATTACCATCATCCCCAAGAATAGAACCAAGAGTTGACGTTGTTCCACTATATGTCCCAGATGTTGTATTGTCTCCATCCTCTAACAAAATTTCATCACCCTCTTCATTTAAAATATTACTTCCAATTGTGATTTTTCTCGATCTAAAATCGAATTTCATATCTGGTGTGATAGAAGAGTCATCATACGGATTATGGTGAAAATAATTGTGAACTTGATAATCGGCATATTCCCCGATAAACTCATGAGTCAAAAGACTTATAGGGACTCCCGATGATGCAGTTTTGCCTGGTCTGTATACTTTACCATTTGTAGTGATGTTGACGGAAGATGTATCCACCTCATCATAAGGATTTTCTATGGAATTATAATCTGTAAATGATGTTGGATCGCTTAATGTAAAAACCGAAATTTCCTCTTTTAGTAAAGAATCATTTGTCTCAAGTAGTATCTTATCACCAGCATCAGAAGATCCATCTGTACTATCAATTAATATTGAACTATTCTCTACGTCAACTTCCGTGACCTTGAAAAGTCTACCATTTATTTTATCAACGTTTGTGCCTGCAAAATTATCAAGATAGATTTCATCATTCTCATGGAAGTAATGAGGCTCGGAAGTTTGAATTGTAGTTTTTGACTCTTCCGCTAAAAATTTATTCAAAGCAACTGTATTTTCCTCATTGATTAAATTATCGGAAACATCTTCCTGTTCAATGTATCCACTACCATCTTCAAATTCAAAGCGATAATCCTCTTCCAACATTATTGAACCAGAACTATCTTCCATCTCTAAAATAAATGGTTCACTCGTTACAGTAGAAACATCTTTGACTGATCCTAAAACAAAAAATTCTGCTGGTATTCCAAGAGATGAAAGAAATGCTCTTATATACTCATAAACGATTGAACTTGTTCTAGCACTAAGGTTAGTTTGAACTACTTCAGAAATATCTACTTCTATCTCACTCGAAACACCAACCAATATATTTGAATTATTTAAAACTTCGGTAAGTAAATTAATTATAAGTTCTCTATATTCAGTAATACCATTTGATAACACTGAGTTAATATTACTTAACCCTCTATCAAACATTGTTGCATTTAATAAAGTTGTAATTGCAACTTCACCGAAAAGTTTCATACCAGCAGGATGTAAAAGTTTTAATGTATCCTGTTTCCATACATTAATTGAGTCTGCTGTCTGAATAACATATGAAAAATCTTGGTAGTAGTCATTATCTTGAACTTTTTTGATGGAACTGGGTTTGCCCGAATCATCAGTAAAAACTCCATCTTTGGTTCTTAATACAGTAAGAATTGCTGATAAATCGGCAGAAGATGATCCAGAGGATAATGCATTAACAGTTGCGGTGACAGTTGGTTCAGCGATATATCCAAATCCACTCTCAGAAATTGTGCCACCCTTAATATCAACTATAGAACCACCTAAATCACCTATTGTTATTGTCGCATTTCTACCTCTAAATCCTGTTCCGCTTGGTTCATATAGATTTGAATAGTAATCATTTGAAATAGTTGCAGTTGGTTTTGATTCATAACCACTACCATGTGAAGTAATGTCAATTGTTCCGATTGAACCAAATGTTTGAGTTTCGGAAGTCATTGCACTTGTAAAAGTGCTTGTTCTATTTGCAGTATTTAAAGCTGATCCATAATTTGCAGCATTTATATCTACGTGAGAAGTTGGATTTGTAAATGTGCCATCATTGATAGTACAAGAAGTTGCACCTGAGATAGAATTTTCATTTTCATCAAAAAGAAACAATAAATCACCATTTACAAATGTTGAAAGTGCGATTGTTTCATTTAAGATATTATCAGTAGAATCTTCTAATTCAATATAACCAGAACTATCTTCTAAACTTATTCTGTTATTCTCACTTCCTCTATCGTAAATATGAAGTTCTTGGTTAGTAATAGAAATTATTTCACCTACCTTAGTTGCATCTGAAAAAACTGCATTGTCTGCAACCAAATTACCTGACTGAACTGAAACTGTAAAAGGCAGTGCAACAGAAGCACCATCTATCTCAAAGGACACAGATTGCAAAGTTTGATATATTTGAGTTGTTATAACATCAACTGTATAAGTATCTGTTAGAGTTTTGACCTTGGCCTCAGCAGTTACGTTTGTATTTGTAGCAGTGTTATCAAATGTAAAAGTGTCATTGACTTGAAATCCACTTCCAGCATTATCTACTGTCATTACAGTGACTTGATCTCTCGATGTCCTTGCGATAGTTGCAGCTGCACCAAATCCATTCAATGTGGAGTCTGTGATAACAAGACTTTCTCCATCTCTATACCCTGCACCTCCATCATTGATTATGATATCAGTCATTTGCCCAGTGATAGTTGCAGATAATATCGTTCCAGATGCAGTTGTTGCTCTTATCGTTTCACCTACAGTAAAAGTACCACTTACATTCGTAACAACCAACTCAATAATTGGTATCGTACCAAGTTTTCTGTCAGTTACATTAGAAACAAATGCAGTAGTGTTAGAACTGAATGCAGTTATTGTAAGTCCATTAAAATTCAAATAATTTGAGTCATAAGGTAATTGTAAAATTACATCTTGCGACCATTTACCATCAGAGACTTTAAGAAGATCAGTTTTTGGAAAATAAAAATCTACATTCTCTTGTCCGTAAAGAATTCGGAACAATGTGCGAAATGATTTTTCGCTTCCTTTTGACCGATAAAAATCTTTGAGATGTTGTATGAATTTTCTAAGGTCAGTGGTAGAAGAATTTCTTATGTTTGGATAAAACTCTTTTTTGAAAAACTCAAGAACACCTTCTGATGTTTGAGAAGGGTCAATTAAAGAGGTGAAGAGTTTTAATGCGTTGACAGGATTACGTGTGACAGATGTCACGCTCCCATATGCAGAGGAAGTGCTACCGATTATAGTTTCTTCAGCTGCAAAGTCAAGTGTATTCGTTGGTTCCAAGAAAAGTTTGTTGAGTCCAGAATTAGCACCTGTTCCCTTAACGACAGCGGTTGCACCAGATGTCTGACCTGTGACTGTCTCGCCTACTGTAAATGTATAATCATCTTCATAACCTGTTACAATTCCGTATGGGACAACAATTGTCTCAAGAAACTCAAAATAGTTTTTGACAAATTTTTCGTAGAGAGGAAAATCCTCACCTATAAAAGAGGGAAGTTGTTCCGATACTTGTGAAACAGCTTTTGCAGTGACTTTTGCAGACATGACTCTCTATCAGTAAGTTGTACTTATTGTTCCAGAAGATGTTCCAGTTGTGGTGGACGAAACAGTTCCAGTTGCACTTGTAGATGTTACAGTTGTTCCAGTTCCAGCATCATCTTGCATTGTGACAGTAATATTCGTATTTGCGATGTCAAATAACTGATTTCGTATCGGAATCAAATCATTGACAGAAGGTTTGATTGTAAATTCAAGTTCAGAACCTACAAAAGAATTTGGTTTAAAAGATGTCAATGAGATATGTCCATTAGAATACGTTACAGTTCCAGCATTGTTTGAAAGGAGAACCTTTGTTGAACCAGACAAATAATAAATTCTCATTACTCCATTTACATCATCAAAGAAACAAGTTCCATAGGTTGTACCATCTGCATCAGTATAAGAAAATGCAGAGGATGAAACAGCACCTTCATAGGTTGACGATTCACTGAAAATTGGATTATTGAAACTTATGGTATAAGTATTGTTTGCTGTGGTCGAAGGAACAATTCCTTTCTTTGCAGTAATTGTTGTCAGATTGCTTATAATTGAAGTGTCCGTATTGTCGATTCGTGTTGACAAAGTTGAATATCTGAAAATTGAACCAAACTTCAAAAGATTCTGCGTTCTATAGTCGTTGATTGTTGTAACAACTTTTTCTGCAACAGCACCAGATGATAATGTTGTCAATCGTGAATCATATTTTACTGTGATACTCATTATTAAATCAATAATATCTGGATCGACTACCTCTGGTGTAATCGACATCAAATTATAATCTGAAACCGCTGACTTAATCAATGCAATTTGAGAAGTTGATAATGCAGTTGCACCTGTGGGTTTTGCAGAAATAAAAACCTTACCAAAAGCTGGAGTTTCATTATCCTGCCCACCCCATACAGATACACTATCTAAACCAGAAACTTCTCGTTCTACAATTGACTTATAATCATCAGTTGTGACTGCACGATTCTGTGTTTCAAAACTTTTTGGTGCATTGAACTTGATACTCTCTAATGTTTCTCTATCTGATCCCCCAATTGCAGCATTTGAAGTTGCAACGGAAACAGTCGAATATCCACCGACTGTTCCTGAAGCAGAGAATGTATTTGCACCATTTACATCTGCACCCTCTGTAACAAGAGCAGAAAGAAGAACAATATTTCCTGTGATTGGTTTTCTTCCCAGAACACCATCTCCAAATTCAACTTTAAATTGACCACTTGTATTTTCAGATAGAAAATAAACATTAGAAGTGGAGTTGACTGTTGTTATGTCTGTCGCTAATGTATAAACTGCTGTGTTTGTATCAGTTACCGATTCTTGAATTGTTACTGTTAAAGTGTCCGTATCTGTATTTGCATTTGGAAGTAAGAATTTTTGTTCTGTGTTTGAAGTATTCGCCGTATATCTGAATGTAACTGGAACTCCTTGTGTCAACTCCACTCCCGATGCAGTATATGCTCCATCAGATGGTGTGATTGTATGAGAGTTGGATGTGCAAAAGACATACGATGTTCCATTGACAGTTGAGGTAAATTGTGTGTTCTTGTCAATAGTGATAGTTGCAGGAGAATCGCCTGGTGTGACTGTAATTGCAACATTTGCTTTTGCACCTCTCGAAGACCTTGGTGTATAACCCAACATTGAGGCTTTTGCAACAACCGAATCTCTCAACTGTGCAGAATCGAGAAATGCTTCACTTGCAAGCATATTCATGTAGTATGCGTTGTAGTGAGTATTGTAAGAAAGAATATCCAACATCACGGAAATTGCAGACCCATCAAAGTCATGGTCAGAAAATTCACTTTGAGATGCGAAGTAATCCTTTAAGTTATTCTTAATAGCATCAAAATCTAATTCTGTAATGTTAAGTTTCGTGATTTCTGCCATTATACTCGTTCAAAATAGGTTTCTAATTCTTGTGGTTCTGCTTCTGATGAAAGATTAAAAAGGATCTTTACAACATATCGATTTTGGTCTTCTTGTCCATCTACAGTGACACCTATTACTTGTGCCCTTGGTTCATGTCTTTTTACTGCCTCAGTAACCTCATCCTTCATTCTCTGTTCTGTAATTGGATTCATTGGTTCAAATAACAAAGCACGAATGTTGGAACCAAACTCTGGTTGAAATACTCTTTCATTGAAGTTCGTCTTGAGTATTCCAACAATTGCACGTTTGACAGCAGTTGCACCAGTAGATTTTCCAATGTCTCCGTTCATAGGATTTGCAAACATTGAAAATGCAAGGTCTTTGTATGTTCTTGTTGATATGGCCATAGTATTATTATTTATTATGCTTATTCAGAGTTAAGAAGACCATTAAGAACTTTCATACTTGGACCTCCTGCCATCATCATGAACCCTACAGAAAAGTCTAAAGTATCTGGTGGTCTGCTCGTTGCACTTTGCAATGCAGATTTTATTAGATTGTTTCCCCCTACAGTTGGTGGAACTGTAAGAACATAAACACCAGCATCTGGAAATCCAGTTGTAAAAAGTTTTAGGACGGCTTGTAGATTTTTGTTTATCTCATCGAGTTCTTTAATCTTTAAATCAAGATATTTGATAAAATCGTCTAATGCTTTTTGCGATTGTCCGGCAATACTTCTCAATGTGGTTGCAAGTCCTTCTACTGATACAAAGAAATCACCAAATCCACCAATCAAATCTTCAAGTTTTGCTGCTTTGAAATTTGGTGGTGGTTTCTCTCCTTTTTTTGGTTCTCTAACTTTACCCTCAACTACCTTTCTCATTATTACACCATTTACATTTTCCGTTACATCTTCTGTAGAATTTCCTGAAATTGGCGTTAAGAATGGATCGGGAGAGTCACTTGTAGATTTTCTTTCTACTTTAGTAAGTGCCGCTTTTGCCTCATCATTTGTCAATTCTTCAAAAAATTTGTAATGATTGAACGGAGTGCCTGGGACAGAGTTACCAGAATTATTATCTACATAACTTGTGGTTTTTTTGAAGTAAGATGCTTGAGTGATTTCTCTACCTTTTGCTTCTCTAAAACCATTCGCATCAAGGTTTGATGCACCAATAACTGTCAGTTCTTGTGTTTTGTAAGGAACATTTGTATCTGGGGTAGATGTTTCTTTAATTTTAGAAACATATCCCAGCGCTCTTCTGTTAAAACCTATGGGTGGTCCAACTACAAAATCATTCACTTCAAATTGATCCTCATAATTGTAAGGAAGACCGACTACTTTTCTAGCATCCGCATGCTTTTCGCTTTCGTTTCCACGCACACCAGATACTTGATCTATGATAAGATCAACCTTATTTTCTTCTGGATCTTCTAATTGTCCAAGTGCGGCACCGAGAATATTCGCCATATTTTCAAACCCCTTAGTAAAGATACCACCTGCTTTTGTGACATTACCTTTACTATCTTTTTCTTCTTCACCTCCAAAAAAACTGACTAGTGCAGTTATTGCATTTGTTAGAGGTTTTAAATTAACTGATAAATCTGAGTAACCAACAATGAGCATGATTGCACCGACTTCTGCACTGTCAGAAAATTGTGGTCTTTTTTCATCATTTTTATCATCCATTGCAGCAATCGTCTGTGCGATCACCTGAGATGGAGTAAATTTATACATTCCGAACAAAGGATCTTTAGTAGCAACTAAGTTGTCATTTGCGTTTTCAGTTCTTGCATTAAATG